CCTCAGCCAGCGAACCGCCAGAAAGGTTGCGAATTGTGATTACGCAACTTCCTGTGGTTTTGCTAGAAATCCAGCAGTTGTAAGCACCAGCGGTAGCGCCAGAAGACACGCTTAAAATAATAACGTCTTTTGCGCTGATTGTGCTGTTGTTCAAAGTGAACGAAACGTTTGTGATGTTTGCCAAAGAAGCGCCGTTCAGTGTGATCTGACCAGCAGACTTGTTCAGCGTGACCGCTGTGGACTTGTCTGTCAATTGAGTCACTGTGCCGCTTGCTTCTGCGGTATAGCCCAACTCGCCACCAGCCAGTACAAAGTTAGATCCAATGATGTCTTGGTCTTCAAAAGCAACACCAATTGGTTTGGTATTAGAGGTCATGATGTTTCCTTTAAAAATGAGGGCCGAAGCCCCCATTGTTTACTTCAAGAAGGCCGAGTAGGCAGCGTCACCGGTACGCACAAAACGGTATGTGTGTGCGCCGAAACGTGGAACAGTCACAGAACCGAAGATCGTGATACCAGTGCCTGTGGTGACAGGAACAGTAGACGAAGCGCCGGTGTTGTTGTTGTTGCAGATTGTCAACTCAAAAGCAGAGCCAACTTTTGCACTAGGAACGGCTGCATCGAGCAACGCTGCTGTGGGCAGAGTCACGGTCAATGTAGCATCGCTGCCTTTGTTGCAAACAACCAAACCAACAACCACTTGATCAGCGGTCAACGTGGTGTCGCCAGTCAAGGTTGTAGGAATAGTTTGAACCGTCAGTTGTGCTTCTGTCAGGTTGCCGTCACCAATTTGATAACCGCCTGCGCCATTAGGTAATGCCATGATAATTTCCTTTCAATGTTAATAACAGAGATAGGGGCCGAAGCCCCAATCAATTAGCCCCAGATACGGCAGCCCATTTGTGGGCGAATCGTGTTGAAGCCGTACAAAACGTCAATACGGCAAGGCATACGGTCATTGTTGATGTCGTACTGACGCACGACACGCAAAGAGATACCGTTGTGGACTGCGCGAGCAGCCATGTCAACACCTTGTGGCAACAGCAAGTCAGCAGTTGCGAAGGTGATGGCGTCCTTGTGATAGACCAAGTTCTGTGCGTACTGGCTAGAAGCAGCGCCTACGAACACGACAGCAGCACCAGAAGCAGGGAAGCTGTCCACGGTGGCCAAAGCATTGGCAGAAGTGTAGATAGGAGCAACGTTCACGACAATTGCAGTGCCGCTGGCAGTGGCGTCAGCCAAAGCAACGAACTGGAACAACGAACCAGTGGATTCACGGGTCTGTGGGTTCACAGCAAAGCAACCAGCAACAGTGAACACGTCACCGGCTTTAACTGTCAGGCCAGAGCCGATAGTCAAAGCAATGCTAGAAGCGCCTTGAGAAGTCACAGTGGTGGTCACAGAGTTGCCGGTGGCAACGCGAGAGCCAGTTGTGTGTTGCTTGATAGACTGAGACATGTTGATCTCGTCAAAGCCCAACACGCCAGTGCCCATCATACCGTTCTTGAATTGCTTGCTGATAGTGTCTGTAGGATTGAACAGACCTTTCATGCCTTCAACCAAGCCAGCGTTAGCAGCAGGGTTCACGGTAGCGTAACGTGGGGACATCACAGCTGCGTTCTCGTTCAGCTTCTGCTGGGCTTGGAGCAAGACCAAAGAAGTAGAAGGAGTGGTGCCAGGTGTGCCAACGGTGTTACCGATGGTTTTGTACGCATTGGCCACGTCTGCATCAATAGAAGATGCCAACTGGCTGATACGAGGCTTCAACACACGCTCTGCGAAGTCATCCAACTGCATGGTCAATTCAGCAGATGTGAAGTTGACACCGATGTGCTTTTGGCTGGCAACGGTCAAAGTGGTGAACTGCTCGTTGTCGTCTTGCACTTGCAAGGCGGCGCCGTCAGTTACCAAAGCGCGGTCAGGTAAACGGATACGGAGGGTTGAACCGATCTTAGCACCTTCAACAGCGAAGCTGTCGTCGTACTGGCGGTTCACGTTACGGGTAAGCACAAGGTTGTTCTCGAGGATTTCGAGAGCTTTTCTTGTGATCATATCAATCGTCAGAATACTGTTTGACATTTCAAAAGTCCTTTAAAAAAATTAGCGGGTCTGTGCTTGTAGCTTCTTAATCTGCCTTGCACGTTCAGCTTCAATCCACTGCGAGGCCGTCATGCTCTTGATAGAGCGAGGGTCTGTAGTGTCCAAAGTTGCTGCTCCAGCGGAGCGTGCAGTGACAGGAGAAATCGGCGCGGGCGCAGATGTTGTTTTCTTGATTGGGGGCGCTGATGCCAATTTGGCCTCAATTTTCCCAATCTCTTTCGCCTGACCGAGTGGCGTCATGCGTGAGATGCGATCTGCTTCTTTTGGATTTGAGCCAAGGTAGTACGCTAACTCAGGCCCAATGTCCGAAGACTGGATCGTTTCGGCCATCACGTTTGTGATCGGTAGCTTGGGGTTGTAGGCGACTTGTTCAAAGTCATCATACTTGTCCCGCGCTGCTTCTTCACGCTCTTGATAGCTTTCGAGAACGGCTGATTGCTGCTTGGCTGCTTCACGTTTGGCCAATAGTTCTTCAGCTTTCTGATAGGCCATTGCTTCCGCATAGGCTTCAGGGCTTTCAAACTGGTCAACGGACGCAGTTGGTGCAGCTTTCACGATTTGCGATTCCGCAGACCGATTTGCTTGCTCTCTTTCCCACTTACGTTGCTCTCTTGCGAGGCGTTTGCCGATCATCGCATCAATTTCAGCCTGGGAGTACTTCTTTTCCTCTGTGGCCTGATCAACTTGGTTCTCAGCGACTTCCGGCGTACTTTCAGCAACTTCAGGTGTGGCCGTCACATCCGTGGTTGGCGCGGAGTCTACTTCCGCTAGGGCTTGGACTTCTTCAGTCATTTTTTATGAATCCTAAGATTCCTCGGTGAACCTCGCCGATACGGTTGTTTTCAGCATTATGCTGGAATTTCACGGGCTTGTGCAAGTGCTTCGTATGCAGCAATCACTTCAGGCGTGTGGATAGACGCGGCAATTGCTTGCACTTTGGCATCTTCAGCGCTTACGTCAGCACCAGGCACAACAACGTGGCGGTGTAACTTGCTACTGATTTCCACGCCATTTTCTTTAATAGAAGTCTTGGTGCGAACTTGAAGTGTGCCGTTTGCAATAACTTCAATCAGATCAACGGAGGTAACTTTTTCGAGAGCCATGATATTTCCTTTTAACAGTCAATTGCGCCAGCGAATTCTGGCAGGGTTTTAAGGTGTTCGTATGCTTGAGCAATAAAATTATTGCCGTTCAGCACAGGCTGAAAAGAGTACTTTGTTTGATTCAGTGAAGATGTTGTTTCATTGGTTTTGAAAACATCAACATAGAACGAAATCAAATTCTTGTTACCGTCAATGCGAGTGATGCGGTGATATGCCTTGTTGAACGTGATGCTTTCATCGAGTCGGTCAACGAGGGTGACAGTTTTTTCAATTGCCATTTTCAATCCTTTCAATTCAAAACACGGAAGACAAGCAAATATCGAATATTTTGACCAGCTGCTCCATCTTGATCAACAGAAATGTCTAAATATTCGTTTGCGTTGTAGATAAATCGAGCGTCAATTGTTCCATTTGCTGTTGGGTCAACAACCAAGGACTTTGCGCCACTTTCACCAGTTGACCACACCAACCTTTGTAACGTGTCCACGCTTCCATTTTTTGCAAAATAAAACCGAGTGTATGTGGCGGGTGCAAATGTTGCAATTGCACGAACTTGCACAAGTTCACAGTTTGCTGGAAACACAATTGAATCGTAAACAAGGTTTGTACCAGCGCCAACAGTCAAATAACCAGTCATGGTCAAAGTGTTGCCACCGATAACAGCGTTTGGTCGGCCAATGTCTGACGTGATGTTTTTTCCAACTGCGTTACCTGTCAGTCCGTCAAAAACAGTTGCGGTGACAGCTTGCTGTGTGCTGTATTCGACAAAGTTATATCGGGCGTTGTTGCCTGCGTATGCGACTGTGTACTGCACGTCTGCGCGAGTTCCAATTTCCTCGGTAATCCGAATAATGTTGTAGCTTCCGCGCACAATGCAAACCGATATGGAAGTGCCCAATCCAATCTGGTTTACGAAGTTGTCTGCTCTGACAGTAAGTTGGTTATCTTGGGCACCTTCGCCAACGTAAAGAGCGCAAGAAACACAAGCAAAAGCGCTGCAATCCGTAATGAAGTTTGCGTTCATTTCTGGCGCATAGCCCGCAAACCCGTAACCATCGGTTTGCAAGTAATAACCGTTTTTTGCGTTGTAAGCGTAACATTCAAAAATGGTGTTTCCGTAAGCGCCAGAACCTGTGACCACAAGGTCGGTTCTGATTCCAGATATGGAGATGGCATTGTGCTCACGGTCAACAACAGCGGGGTCTCCGTTGTTCATGCTCACAAAGCAATTGTTTGCAAAACAACCTCTGGCAAGGTGCCCAAAATTGATGCCGGTAAGTCGCAGGTTTGTTGACGTTGTATCGATGACTACGTTCTCGATTCCACCAACGCGAACAAGATACGCGCCGTTTCTTGTGCCAATGTTGACAGCAATTTTGTCATCGGCTGTTGGGGCAAAAACGATCCTTCCATTGACTAATACGGTGTTTGTTTTGATGAACAACTCGTTTGTTGTCTTGTAAGAATGACCGCAGAGGTCAACAAGGGTACGAGCGCCGAACGCAGCCGCAGCATCAATAGCGGTTTGAATGGCAACAGTATCGTCAGTTGTTCCATTGCCAACAGCACCGTAATCAAGCGGCGACACCGCTTGAGTGTCGATCATTGAGTAGGTTACTTTAGTCAAAGCCATTACTGCCCCTTAAACGTGGAACACGCCAGAAAACACCATGAGTCCACTGCTAAAACTTTCTGGATATGCTTTGCCGTTTGAATTATACAAATACACAGAACCACCGTTTGTGATAAATCCGGAAATCATAGAGCCTGACGCATCAACTGCGGGTGTAAACGGCAGGGTAAAGTTGGTGCTGTTAAATGTGCCAGTGATGCT